CGATATGACAACGCTACCGACAATCATTTCGCCGTAAACCACGGGAACCGGCACGCCCTCACGGTCAACGTTGCCAATCGACTGGAACGCAAAGTTTTCAAGTGGCTCGCCACCAAAGCTATCGCTTGGCAAGTCGGGTACAGGGCTGATCATCTGCGCAACGCCACCTAAGGCCAACGCAAGACCAATGTTGCCTGCCACCGCTGCAACAGCTCCTGTAGTGATAAAACTCGCAGAGCTGACGCCGACAACTGCGTTGCTAGTGAAACCAGCAAGGCCAAGCGAGGCTCCGCCAGAAAAAACAGCAGCACCTATCAACGCAGCACCTAGTAAAACCTGACCAACCCCGCGACCACCTGCACCAGACACAACTGGAATCACCTTCACCACGTCACTATCAGCCAGCGGATAGTGCAACTGCTCAGGGCTGTCAGCTAGCTGCAAATCATGCTGACCCACAGCAACCTTGTAGTACCCGTCCCGCATCAAGCTGCGCAGCTCGGGAAAGTTACACAACAGAAACTTGATTGCATCAGCGGGGACGCGCACCAATGCTTCAAACACGCTCTGACCGCAGTGCTCTGCCAAGTGCCCGTAAACCTTGACCGTGCGGAGCATCTGCCGTCAGCCGCTATACCTAACGATTCTACCTGTGACTTTCTGCCAATACCCGTCCCAATAATCGCGAGACGACAGCCTGCCCTGCAGTTGATGCAGCATCTTGCCCTCTCCGATGTAGACCGCAACATGGTTTAAGCCAGGCGATCCATTAAGACTCATCAGCATGGCGTCACCCTTTTCTGGCTCTTTGCTGCCTGTATCGACAAAACCCGTTTCGCCAAAACACCGTTCAAACAACGGCAACTGCCGAAATGCTTCGGAGCTTTCAGGTCGTTGCCAATCGCGCAACTTGATGCCCATCTCTCGGCGGTAGTAATCACGCACCAATGTCCAGCAATCAGACACGCCCCAAACCCACTCGCGACCTATGAGAGGGGCTTCGTAGCCAGACGGTTTGATGCTGCGCCAACGTTCGTCTAGCAAGCTGACAATGTGCCAAGGCAAACCAAACTGCTCGCACGCCATCTTGTCCGCCTCGCTGGCAACTGCTGGTGTTTGCGGATGGCTGTGAACGATGGCAAGAATCGTTCCAGCGTCTTCCGCCGCTGCATAATCAAGTGGATCAAGGATAAAAAAATCATCCTCAATAGAAACGTTCTTGCAAGGCCAATAACGCTGGCGACCTTTGACAACAACCAGCAACCCGCATGATTCACGCGGTGCAGTTTGCTTAGCGTGCTCAAGTGCTGCCTGCTGCCAATCCTGCATTAGTTGTTTTCACCAACGCTTGGGAACGAACCAAACGGCAAGTCACCCGCCCCGAAACGTGCTTGGCAATCAGCCAAGGTTTTGCCACATTGCCCCGCCACATCCCCAGGGAATGCCACGCCCTCAATAATTGTTTCCTCAACGTTTGGCTCAGACGTGATTGGGGTGATGCCTGCTGTCCAAGTGATGTTGGAGCCGTCCGAATCACAAATGACCATGTTGCCGTCAGTCTGCAACCGCAACTCTTTGCCTGTATATCCTGTTGTGGTGATGATTAGCTTTATGCCAACTTCGGTCAAAGTCCCAGCGTCAGGATGGTTTGACCTGTAAGGGTTGCCACTACTTGTGGTCAACTTAGCCACAAACACTTCTTGGTCTTTCCAGTTTCCAGTTGATCCTGTCACGCTAAAACTGTATATACCTTTGTCGCCTTCATTCCATGTAAAGCCATTGTGAGCATCATTAAAGTATGAGTCCAGGCCGTGCTCTTGTGATCGAACGGTGAATAAAATAGTCAAAGTTCGATTGCCATAAACTGAGTGATTCTCAGTAAATGTTTTACTAGCTGTTACCTCTTGATCTGCATTAACAGCAGTTGACCCGGCGATCTCCCATGTAAACGCCGCAGACCGTCCTTTTCTAATGTCAGTTGGCCAATAAGCAAACTCAGCAAGCATCGCAGCAGACTGCACAGAGCCGATCCGATCAGTATCGCTGGCCCACAGGACAGATCCGCCTGCGTAATCATTACGAGCAACAGCGTTGTTGTAGATGACAAGATTGCCATCGTTTTGCATCACAAGCGAATAGTCGCCAAGCTGTCGATTGCTTTTAGTATCCCAAACATAATTCTGAATCTCAGGAACTGGTTTTTTGTAGACGACAAAATTGCCATCCTTCTGCATCTTTGCAGTAAACCAACCGTTGCTTGATACCAGCGCCTCATTGTTATTAAGCTGACTGCCAGCAGTTAACTTGTGTTGGTTGCTGCCATAGGCGTAATTCGCAGCAGGTGTCAAAACAACTTGACGGCCTGTTGGCGTAAAGTCATCAGTACCGGTGTAGCCACACTCTTTGCCGCGATATTTCCACTGGCAAAGGTTCTGCATCACAAGCCGTCGCGGCGCTCTTGCATTCGCCAAGTCAAGAGATGATGTCAGCTCGAACTCAACAAAGTCGCGGGTCTCTGCAACTTTGCGGTCGATGTAATACGTCTCTGCTGGCATCTGCGCACGCGCAGAATTGTCAGGGCTGCCATAAGGATTGTTCCCGTCTTCCCAGTTACTACCGTCAAGAAAACGGCTAAGCGTTCTGCGCCGAATAACTTGCGCACCATTCAAATCATTGCCTGGCGTGATTAAATTCACGCTCAACAAAAGGGACGTGATATTGCTGTTTAAATTAGCAATGCGAATTGTCGGACGCGGCAGCCCGCCATCGCCTTTGTATTCAAAACCCGTCGCCTCAATAGGCAACGGCATATAAGTATGCCCGTTGTAATAAATTGAATACGCTTTCAGGATGTCATCTGTGTTTGTCGGCTCCGTCGTCTTGCGGTTGCGCCCAGCGTGAAAGTAGTACGTCTCATCAGCACCGTGCATCGCCTCAAAGGTGCGCAGCTCAAACAGCTCAATAACCGCAAAGGGGCTTGAGTTAAGTAGCTCTTCGTAAACGTAACCTTCACTCATGGCTCAATGACTTGCTGAAACGTGACGGAGATTTCTGCCCGACCTTGGAAGGGAATTGTCTTGCTCCAATCTTGACAGATCCATTTGTAAGTTTCCGTCTCGTCAGGCGGAGACCAGTCAAAGTGCTCTACCCCGCCCCGTGCTTCTAAGAAAGTCTCAACCTCGTCAGCGTCTTCCTCGGATAAGACAAAACGAAGGCTCCAAGTCTTGAGGTCCGTGTTCAATCCGAATCGCAAGCGTTGGCTGTATCCGTCACCAAACTGGACGTTCCGCACAGTCGGTTGACTGCGCTTACTAGCGCCAGGGACTGGGTCGTAACTAGGGAAAGTAGCCATCAGCGGGTAAGAAGCCCTCCAGGCCGCTTCTGTTTAATCAATTCTGCCTGCACCGCCTGACCAATCAAGCGACCAAGCTGATCAGCATTGCCTTGGTTGCCTTGTACCTCGGTGCCAGAAGCATCCACGTTGACAACGACGTTTGCACCACCCATTGCGCCATTAGGAACAACCGTGCCTGAACTATTCGGGACAAACAGCTCAGGGCCACGCTCGCCGACGACGTAGGGCCTACCGCGTGAAGCCGGGCCACCGTTTGCTAGGCCAGGGATAAGCCCAAGCAAGCCACCACCGCCTTGGCTTGCGAAGTTGCCGATGCCTCGCTGCAAAAAGATGCCAGCGAGTTGTTTAAGGACTCCAGACAACGATTCAGTCAGGGATCTGCTGCCATCGACCGCAGCCATAATTCCGTCAACAAGGCCGTCCCGGATAGTGTTAGCAATCTCCGCATACTGCTGTTTAAGCTTCTCCGCTTGTTTTGCTGCTTCGTCAGCAGCTTGCTTTGCAAGGTCTTTTGCCCTCTTTTGACTTTCTTCGTACTCGATTGATGCAAGCACTTTATCTTCAAGGGCAAGACGTGCATCAATTTCAGCTTTTACCTCCTCTTTCTCAAGACCAACGGTACTTTCAAGGATCTTGCGCAGGTCAATATTTAGCTGGACAGAACGTTTTTCTTCGTCGTTAAGAGCTGCTGCCAGCGATGCTTGGTCTTTAAGTGCCTGTATGCGATCTAACGAGGCTTTGCGCTGGTCTTCAATGATCTCAGCCTGGGTCTTGCCCCCACCGGCTGTGCCTTTACGGAGTTCTGGGGTCTTAAGATCAACAGTTTTTGGCCCCTGCGCAGCGGCTCTTTTCTTTCTTTCTTCTTCAATCATTGCAGACCTTTTATCTAGCAATGCTCGGCGATCTGCTATTGAACCACCCCCTCTGAATTGCCTCTTTGCGCCTGTACCACTAAGGCCAAGCTCTTTATCAACCTTCCTCGCAATCTCTGCCTCTGCAAAAAGGTTGTTTATCTGGTTCGTAATTGTAGTCAGAAAACTAATAATCCCTTTGAAGATTGGCTCTAGGATTTTGCCGATATTCCTGCCGAACTGGTCGAGGGCATCCTGCAACGTAGACAACTTGCCGAACAAAGTATCTGACTGTGCAATCGCACCATTCGCGTATTTACCACCCGCCTCGGTAAGCCTGTTAAGAGCAACGTTTGCCGCCTTGGCGCTGATCTGTCCCTTCTCCAGAGCCTTGCTGAACTCAGTGCCGGTCATGCCGTACATCTTCTGCAGCTCTTCCCCAAGCCCGACGCCACGCTCCTGTAGCTGGAGAAGTTCCTCAGTCTGCAGCCGCCCTTTCGCCTGGATCTGACCAAACGCCGTAGCGATACCGCCAAGGTCTGCACCAGTTGCACCGGCAACATCAGCAAGACGCTTGGTGACATCAGTGATCTGCTCAGTCTCGAAGCCAAACGCCTTCAAACGTTTTGCTGTTTCAATCAGCTCATCGCTTGTAAAGGGGGTCACTGCGCCAAAGGCTTGCAGCTCACTAATCACCGCTTTTGCCTTATCAAGCGAGCCAGTTAATACCTGCAGGCTTTTTGTTTGCTTCTCCAACTGCCCCGCCTTGCCGAAAGCAAACCTTGCAAACGCAGCGGCACCAGCAGCAGCCGCCGCAAGTGCTGCAGCTTTACCAAGGCCACCGATACTCCCTGCGGCCTTCTTCGCACGAGCAGCGAGAGCGTCAAACCCTCTCTTGCCACTATCAGCCATACGCTTAAAGCTGCTTTGCACGCTCTTGGCAGAGCGATTAAGTCCGTCAACAGCAGCCTCTAGTTTTTTGACGCCAGCCTGTAATTTTTTCGCCGCAGCCTGCGCAGCGCCAGTGCTCAGCTCTACAGCAACTCTTGCGACAGCTGACATGGCACCAACGCTCGTCGCTTTAGCTTAGCGCCGTCTCTTCGCCTTCCTCAGTTCCTCTTCGTTCTCATCATTCAGCAGGTCAAAGTAAGCCGACCACAAAAACAACTCGTCAAGCGTCACTTCTTGGTTGAGCCTTGCCAATGTGTAGCCAAGCTCCTTAGCAACGCAGAGCTGGAGCCTTAACAGGTTGTCCTTTTTCAGCTCCTGCTTCAGTCTTTTGGGTCAGGGGCCTCCTGCTCCTCGTCGTCAGTAATTACAGCAAGCATCAGCGCCTGCAAGTCAGCATCCCTTACCTCGCGCTTAAGTTCAGCGATCTCACCAAACGAGAACAGCCGCTGTCCAGTTTCATCCTGTGCCTTCAGGATCAATAGCTGCAAGGCAAACAAGCCTGAGTCGTCATTCGTCCCTTTCTGCGCACGCTCACGCTCTGCCATCGTCAGAGGCGCACTGTAAAACTCAAAGTCTGTCCCGTCAGAAAGCTGAACAACCTTTTTAGAGGGTTCAAGATTTGCCGCTTTCTTCAGACGATCAAGTGCGCGATTTGAAGACGAAGGCATAAAAATTAGATCCTTGCCGAGATATTAGACATAAAAAAGCCCCCAACACAAGTCGGGGGCTGAGCAATGTTCTTGCCTTATTAAGAACGATCGAAGTCGAAAGTAGGCGCCTCGGTCGGACGGAAGCTGATTTCTACAGCTTGTGCATCGTCAGGCGTAACAGCAAACGATGCAGAGTTGATCACTGCAGGAATCTCAATCGAGGTGCTTGCAGTGTCATCAGGCGAACCAGAAGACAACACCAGATCGGTGTAAAGCTTGAAGGTTGCGCCAGCTTGCTTGCGCTGGATAACGTCCTCAATCAGACGGCTAGCAATCGTGGTGTCGTCATCGGTGAAGTACACCGTGGCAGAACCGGAACCATCAGCAAAGCCAGTGATGAAGGTCCGAAAAGGAGCGTTCTGAGCAAGGGTGCCACCGATCGTGGTGGTGTCCAGCTCTTCGCGAGTCACCTCAAACGACCATTCACGACAGTCGCCAACAGACTGGAACTCAGCAAAGTCAATCGTGAAAGGCGTGGTGCCATCAGTGCCGTCATCGGTTAAAGACAACTCAGAGCCACCTGCAGTCGAGGCGAAAGTAGCGATGCCAGTTGACGCCGTGTAGGTACGGATGAAAACATCGGTGCTAGCACTCAGGCCAGCAGGCAGCGTTCCGCCGGTACCAGTGCCAAACGAAACTTTGTCATCGACCTGGAAGTTCAGGTAAGTGCCGACGTTAATGTTGTTGCTGCCGTTAGTTACGTTCGCTGCGGTGAACGTAGACTTGGTGCCAGCAGGCTTGTAATAGAGAGCGCCGGACGTACCGGACAAGACAGTAGCCATGACTTTGTGCGGT